AACATTACCCCCGTCTATTGTTGTGAAGCTCCAGCGTTTCCAGTCACCTGTTTCATCTTCTGGAACGTAGCACCATAGGTCGTAAAACCATGAGGCTGTGCCATCTGGTGTAGAAATGAAAAGTGCCCAACCTTGTTTATCTGCGAGGGCTGGTCTGATTACTTGGAACCAGACTTCGGAATCCATGAAGGCTGCTTCGTCAAGTACTACTCCAGCAAGGCTTCGGCCACGCAGGGTTGTTGCGTTTTCTGTGCCTTTGAGTTCGATTAGCGATCCATTGATTAGTTCGATTTTGAGGTCGGTTTCGTTTTTGGAGGCTATCCATTCTCGTGGGATAAGTTTCTTTATTTCTTTCCAGGCGATGTCTTTTGCCATGCGATAGGTTGGGGCACAGTAGAAATATGTTTCGCCAGGGCGGTCTATTGCTGCTTTGAGTATTTCAATACAGGATAAATAGGATTTTCCGAATCTTCTACCAGCGACTAGGACTCTAAATCTTTGTTTTGCATTGAACACCTCCCCCTGTGCCCATCTAAGTGATAATTTTTCGTCTGTTTTTGTGCTCATGTAGTAAAGAATAGCCCAA